TATTAGTCTCACTTACATATCCCGGGTCAAACGGACCCTCGATATCCGTTATTATATCAGTAAATTTATTATTACTATCGGTAGGGTAAGCTGATAGAACTACTTGCCTGTAACCTCTAAACTCACTTGATGCAGGTAAGTCGTCGTAATCATAAACGTGAAAGTGATTAGTATTTTGAGCTAAGTTTTCAACAGTACCATCACCCCAATCAACGGTAAATGTACCGCTATTAGTAACATCACAATGTATAGCAACATTATTAACAGCAGATATAGACGGTGCACCTGTTATTTGATTAGCTAAATATGTTTGATTACCCGGGTTGGTTATAACTGCAACTAAAAATGTAAACATTTCTGTTACACCCGGTGCAGGTATAACTGCTAAGTCTAGAAACTCTGTAGGTCTTTTATAATAAAAATTAGCAACGTTAGTTGTCGATAATGGCGCTGGTCCTAATGTTCTTCCTATCATTGTAAATTACCTCCTAAAAACGCATAATTATTAGACTTAAAGAAAATATCTGCCTGTGCATATATAATACTCATTTGATTTCTATCTTGATAGCTATATAGACCACTTAAACCTGTACCAGTACTGAATACAACTGGAGCAGCTCCTGCTTCTTTAATATATCTTGTAGTAAATCCCGATATTTGAGGGGTAACAGTAACAACAATTGAACCGCTAGTTGTATCTAATAATAACGTTCTACCATTATCTGATAACGATGGTGCGAATGATGCGTTGCAACTTATAATAGAACTACCACCTACTTTAACCCCTTCAGATGAAGTTATTGAACAACCGGTAATTATACCCTGGGAGCTTAAATTATTAACAAACGTAGTGCAAGCAGCACTAGATGTTATACCAGTGCCTATAATAAAAGAACAATTATGACCTACATTTATACAATTGAGAGCACCACCGGCGATAAATGAATTAATACCAGATGCTTTATTGTTAGAACCACCGACTATAGATGAAGAAACACCAATAGCGCAGTTGTAACTACCACCTACAACTGTTGATGTAGAAGCACAAGCTTTATTTCTCGTACCACCGACTATACTTGAGCAATTACCTAGAGCGTGATTGTAGTAGCCATTAACTACACTTGCGTTTTGACCATTAGTACAATTATAAATTCCATTACCTATAAATGAATTTGAACATTTAGCTCTATTTTGATAACCACTACCGCCTATAAATGAATAAGAACCGACTGCATAAGCTTTTCTTCCGGATACAATCGCTGAATAATTACCAGAGGCTGTACTATTATAACCATTGCCTATAGAGCTTCGGGTACCACTAGCAACATTACCGGCTCCTCCGACTATACTTGAGCAATTACCGCTAGCTGTATTATTATTACCACTACCTACGAATGAATTATTACCAGAAGCATTAGTATTAGTACCACCAGTAATTTTACCAACTCTAATATCACCAGCTGATAAAGTATTGGTTGTTAAATTATTACTTGCCTTAACATTAGTAGCGGATAAATCACCAATAGATAAACTATTAGTAGTTGTATTACCTTGAGTTGTAACTGCTTGCAATGTAGGTATTGTTTGAGCTGGTACTGATGTACAGACTGCCAAACCACCTGAAAAGACATTATTACCGACAATATTAGCTCCAGATAAATTACCGCTAGCTGATAAATTACCTACAACCGTTACAGAATCAATAAATATCGGCGATGTAAGATTAGCTTTTAAATTCAACGCAGACTGCTGAGCAGTTGAAACAGGTTTGCTAGCATCACTAGTATTACAAACGTTAGCTAATCCTACCATTGATTGAGTGATACCCGACACAGTACCGATAAATTCTGTATCTATACCATCTGTAGATAGAGCAGGTGTAGTTAAACTACCGCTAGATATATTACCGCTAGCTGATAAATTACCGGTGACATTAAAACCTGATAATTCAAACCCTATATCTAAATTAGTAGCAGATAATAGATTTGTAGCAAGTATGGTATCAGCAATAATAGTATTGTTACTGCTTATTAAATTTGTGGTTGTACTACCATTATTAGTTACATCTTGTAAATTAATTGAAGTATCAGCATTAAAAACATTAGCCAGATCTACTCCACCTGACAATATATTACCATTAACGTTAAGAGTACCATCCATTGTACCTCCAGCAGCGAATTGTTTTGCTACACTACCACCACCTGAGGACATTTCTACATATCTTTTTAAAGAAACTATATCGCCTTTTAATGCACTACTAATTTCTTCTTGTAAAGACTTTTTTATTTGAGTAAGTTCAACGTCCTGTATCTTTTCTTTTAAAATAGTTTTATATTCAACTACATCTTTATTACTAACAGCAGCTAATAATTCATCATATTTTTTATTTTCTTCTTTAGATAAATTTTTAAATTTACTATCAATGTTATTAAACTCTTCATTAATAAATTTTTTAAGTTCTTTATTTTTTAAAACTAATTCATCTTGTTCTAATAGTTTTTCTTTTAAAAAATTTAAGTCTTCGAATTTTTTATTTGTTGTACTATTATTTTCTTTTAATTTTTCTTTAATAGAATTTAATTCTAAAAAATTATGAGTAATTTTTTTATCACTAGAAATAATTTTATTTTTATACTCTTTAGTAATACCATCTAAAAATAAACTTATACTACCATCGATCTCTTTTATCTTTTTTTCTAAAATATTATCGATATTTTTTTTACTAAAATCTTCTACACCATGAAGTTCAGATTGAAGTAATGTAAATTTTTCATTAAGTTCGGTAGTTATTTTTTTTAAATTTTCTTCAATTATTATTTTTTTTTTATCTTCTAATTTTTCAAAAAATAAATCTAACTTGTTAGATATATCGTCTTTTAAAGATTCTAGCTTATCTTCAAATTGTTCTTCAAGCTCATGAAGAAAGACTAATTTATTATTAACGTGATGTTCAATAATATTTTCATAATTTACCTCTATATTTTCATCACCACTAGTATCATCTTCAATTTTATTATCATATTCTTCAACTTCTACATCTTCTGTGGTAAAAATTTCTTCAGGTATAGTTCTTATAAAATATATATTTTCTTGGTTCAATTCAACATATGTCGAACCATTATCTACTAAAATAGCTTCTGCAGAATAATTTTTACCTTTAATATTTACTTCAAGTAAAACTTTTGGACCTAATTCCGAGTCCCCTACCTTTTCTAAAACTATTTTTTTATCATCTACAATACATTCATATACGTCAAAAAATAATTCTTTTTTTGAATTTATAGAAATTATATTTTCTTTAACTAAATCAGAATAGATTAAATCCATTTCGACTTTATTAACTTGACATGTTAATGGCATATAAGGATATTTATTTAATAAATTGGTTTTGTCAATTATATATTTAACTCTTTCTCAGTTAATATTAGAAACTTGCAATTTTTCTTTTTAGACCATTCGTTAGCTGCTTTCCATTTAGCAGTATTTTGTATATACATTTTTTGCTCATAGATAATCGTTTTTTGTTTTTTATTTTTAGTTACTGTTGGTCTTAAAGTTTGTTTACTTGGTTTTATTTCAATTAAAAATCTATTATTATTACCATTTCTATCTTTAAAAACAATATAATTATCTACAAAATATCTATGAACTTTTCCATCTAAAGGATTTAAATAAGGTATTATAATATTTTCACTACCCCATGCTAAAATATTTTCATTAATATCTGCCCATCTAAAAAATTTTAATTCCCAACCAGATCGATAAGTAGGGTTACCTTTACCGATATATTTTTGAGAATTTATAGGTTTAAATGTTCCTTGTCTAAATTTTTTATTCTTTTTAATAACTAAATAATTAACCAACAAAGAATAAAGGAGGATCTGCATCACCTTGACCAGGTGCTGCTCCTGTCATTAATTGTTCTTCTAATGCTGCTTTTTCAGATAACCCTTGTGACATAAATTCAGATGAATTTAAGCTACCCCCTCCAAAAAGAGTAACATTACCATACTTACCTCTAATATTAGCAACTGCCATCTTAGTTAACGCTAATGAATATTGATATACCCAAAGCTCTTTTAAAATATCCCTAATAGGTCTTTCAACGTAGCATGATACAACACCGTAAAATCTTATATTACTACTACTTGCATTAGGTTGTGGAAACATTCTTAAAAGTTGCGTTCTTTCATCGAAAGCATATGATCGTTTAGTCGCTAACATTTTCTCTCTTGTTTCTAACCAATTTTTTAAAGTATACCAACTAACTAAATCAAAACCATAATTACCCATGGCATAACTAAAATATGTTTGCTGAGCTAGTGATTGTTCAATAGTAAATAATGTATTAATACCTGTACTCGAACCTTCTTCAAAATCAGTAACAGCTATTACCTTTCTATAGTCCATTACATCATAATCAAAACTATTAATTAATTGTTCAGTTTCAGATACAATTGAACCTTGTCTAGTAATATTATTCTTAACTTGTGGTATAAATAAATCCTTAACAGCTGATAATTCACTAATAATTTCACTGTAAAAATCTTCTGCAAAAATATCATTAGCTGATATACCATTTTCTAAAGCTGACGATAGACTTGAAATTGAACTGAATAATGAACCTGGTATGGCTGAAGTAGCTGCAAATACAGTCTCTTTAGTATTAATTGACTTTGTAAAGTCTTTATTCGGAGTTTTTAACTCTTTTTGTTCATCAAATGTACTACTGTTCTGTAGAGTGAATAGGTCGTCAATTTTTATACCATAATCTTTTTTGTATAGATTACTATCAAATATAAGATATTCTTTGGTATAACCAGCAAACTTACTAAAGTATTCTACAGCTATACTAATATTTTCATAAAGCTGGTCTCTATGTATTTCAACATTAGTAAAGGGATAACCTAAAGATCTCAGTATTCTATCACCGAGCCTATTAAAATTATCTACTCTAGAATTTAGATTAGTACTTTGGAACCCGGATATAGGAGCTATTTCACATTTTGACATCGTAAATATTTAATAAAGTCGTACTAAGTTAATAAATAATTATATGGCAGTAGGCGACATTTCAATAACAGTAGTACCAGTTTTATCAACAACAAGCACTGGTGATAAAAATATTTTAACAAATACAACATTGTTAGCACAGTATATAAATGAGAATAGACCTGCTAATCATATTGTAGCAGATGTAAGTTTTAGAGGTCCACGACCAATAGTAACTTATAGACAAACGTCTTAATAAATTAAGTTACATCCTCTGGCGGTGTTACCGGTACATCTGTAGGATCAACAGGTTCATTTTCTACTTCAGCCTCTCCACCTCCAAACTCAGGTGGAACATCACTACTTAAATCACCGCCAGTGGCAGGTAAACCACTGCTATCTCCTACATCCTCACTTGAAGCTGGTTGTAAGTCATCTCTCCAATTAGGTCCCCCAGCATTAATTTGCTGTAACTCCCATTGTAACTCTGCATCCTTACGCAAGAACTCTCTATTAGCTTTTACATCAACATCATTCCAACCTAGGTAACGTTTTTGTGCATAAGTTGCTGCTACAAACTCATTCGACGCTAACGAATTAAAGTTTTGTGCTTTAAGTTCTAACTTCTGACTTTCTCTTAATTCGTAAAAATTAGTTGGTACATTAAACTCTAAATGTATATTAGGTGGGCTAAGATCATAGTCATCATAATAACCTTTTAATTTTAGATGTGTTATAAATCCATTTTTAAGTCCTCCAGCAAATTGCTGTTGTAATCTAATAATAAATTTAGCAAATTTTAATTCCTCTCTTAGTATTTCATTACCATCACTAAACTGACTATCAGGGTTCAACCTATTAAGAGGGACTTTTAATGCCTTATAAAGTTTATTAACAAAATACATTAAGTCAGCTAACTCACCTAAATTAGCACCACCAGCTAGCTGAGTAACTGATGTACCATCCGAACCAGCTCTTTTAGCAAACCAGAACGAATCTAGCATTGATTGAGGGTTAAACTTTTGAACTTGACCAGATTGATTTGAATCAAAAGTCTTTTTACTCCAATACTCTTGTATAAGCTTTCTTAGATATGCTTCTGCCTTAGGCGGTGCCATATTACCTACATCAACGTTAAATACTAAACGCTCCGGAGCTCTTACTAATCTATAAATTACAATAGCATCTTCAACTAACGATAACTGTCTATATGCTCTTCTTGAATTTTCAATAAATGGTAATCTAAAAGTTTTATCTTGATTCCATACACCTGAGTTAATGTATGAAACCTGATTATCATCCATTGGTATAAAATCAAACTTTTCTATCTTTTCAGGTTTATTGGGGTCAAAAATAGGCTTACGTAAAATGTAACCTTTGATGATCATATTTTGAATATTATCGTATATAGGGTCTATTAAATCACCAGGTAATAATACTGCTCCAAGAATACCATCACTAGTATAACCTTGATGTATAATATGCTCGAAATAAACTTCCCCTTCAATTAGCAATTGTCTAAAATATTCAAAACCTTTCTTTTCTAAATTAAAATAATCAATATATTTTTCAAATTCATCTTTTATGTTCTGCTGTTTTTCTTCATCTATATCAGTATTTCTAAATATTAAATTTACAATATTACCAGCGTCATCTTTATTAACACACTCATCACATATTTCATCTAATGCATCACTAATTTCTGAAAACGCAGCCATTATACGATAATCGCGTAACCTACCTCCTTTATTTTCTTCAACATTAGCATATACTAAAGAACTATAATTACCATCAACACTTACCTGACCTGCACCAGTATTATTGAAATCATTATTATAAAAAATCGAATTTTTAGCTAATGCTTCAACTCTTCGCATTCCTGTTGATTCAAATGTATCATACTTAGGATTTAGATCTCCAAGAACTTTATTAAAATCTACAGACTGATATGGTAGTTTATTGACAAGGTTCTTTAAGAAACCAGATTGTCCTGCTTTGTTTTGTTGATCGGCCATTGTTATTATTTAATACTTATTCTACTATAATAAACGTACTGCTTAAACCTCTACCGTTTAAAGTGTCCATATAAGATAAATCTGAAAAATCGTAACCTGCTTTATTGAGAGGTATAAATCTCAAAGTACCAGACGTAATTTTAGGGCTGCTAAAAATTATTGTATTGTCATTTAAAATTGTAAATGGTATAGATTGACCAGATACAGCTTCTTGTCTACTGAAATTAGATATAGATGTTAAATTTGTATATACTGTTTCATTATTAGTACTGAATAATACTGTTTCTGTATTAGTAAACCCGCTACCGTTTAAAATAATAGTACCAGAAGTATTTGCGGATATAGTAAAATTATCTTGAAGCAATACACCATTATAGAAAATATCAGTTATAAACGGTGAACCTGATAGCTCGAATGAGCTAACTCTATCGTCAATATTAGTTGATGTAGGGTATGTATATGTATTACCTGATAAGGATTCATAGTTATCATAATATTCTAATTTTGTCTCATTATGAAAATTATTATCAACAAAGAATATATTACCTGCAGGATCGTCAGTATCTTTAAATAACCAACCTTTAATAGTAAATGTAGTATCAGCAGTTATTCGTGCTTTTTGAGAAGCTGCAAGGTCAGTCGGGTAACTCATACTAATATCACCAGTCCATAATACCTCACTTCTAATTTCTTGTTCAACACTTAAGTTAAATTTTTTAGGTACCTTCCATGATATAATAACATAAGGGTTACAAAACGGTACAAAATTACTTAATATCTGATCCATATCAGTTTGGTATCTTGCTAACACAGAAACTGATAAAGTAATATTAATAGGCACTGGAGCTTTAATATGCCTTGATACTTTTTCTTCACCTATATTAGCTTGATAATAAAACCCATCTAATTTATTAAAAACTCTAGACTCATCTCTAGAAATATTATTAACGTTAACTGAAACTACTGGTAAGGTTAACGTTTTAGTTTCATTTACTAAATCATATAACACTCTTTGTTTAGGAGCATATACATATCTAACATTAATTTTATCCTTTTCTTTTCTATCCTTATTGAAGCGGCCTATAACAATATCATCAAACGCAGCGACAAACTGCGTAAGCATATCTTTAATTTCGAAATAAAATGGTCGAGCTCTCACTTAATTATTTATCCCAAGGAAACTGTAACCACTGTGAAGTATATAAAGTATTACCAGAAATAATATTTTTATTGAATTCCGAACCATCTCTTTTTATTAAACTAGCATATAAAATATTATCACTTGATATATTATAATTTCGATTCAATATAGAATCTACTGCAGTAAACGTACGACCACTATCATTTATATCATCTATAACTAATATTTTTGAATTTTCATTAATGGTATCAGGTCGTTGATATACTAAAGTATCAATATACTTACCATTCTCTTGCCTTGTATTGATTCCAAGATTATAAAGTGTTGGTATATCCAACTTATAACTTAATGAAGCTCCTGGTATTAAACCTCCTCTACCTAAAGCAATTATACAATCAAATTTTATTTTTTTATTTTTTATTTGACCAGCTAAACATTCAGTTAAAAAATCTATATTATCCCAACTTAATTTAAATATATCAATATCCACATATTAATTATAGTATATAAATTTTAATAATCAAGTTATTTGTTCAATAATTGATGTATATAAATCTATTTTACTTTTAAGTACAGGACCTGTTACGTTCTTATCAATTAACTTATGTATATCATCTTTTAATCTTTTTAAAAGTTTTGCAGCTTGGCTGCTATCTATAACTCCAAAACCTTTAATTACCATTTCCTCATCACTTATACCATTAGGTATAAATGGGGCACCTTTAACCTTAGCACTGTTAGTTGTAGGTACATTATAACGAGCATATGACTGTCCTGGTTTTGCTTCTCCAGGTCTATATTTTAAATTTTTATTTGGATCTCTTTGTTGATTATAACCAATTGCCGATTGATTTAAATTTTGTTCATAGAGATTAAAAATTTTTGTTTGATCACTCATTATTATTATTTAATATAAGTAATTTTAATAAATATATTATAATGGAAAAGCCTATTAATTTTTTTCGCTCTGCTTTAGATAATTTTAATTTTGCTACAGTATTATTAGCTGCTTTAGGGGCTTTAGGAGCTTTATGGTTGAATAGTAATTATGTATCTCAAGAAGTTTATGCTAAGGATCAGGAGATAATTTTATTAAAACTTACAAATTTAGAAACTGAAATGCTAGCTCTACGATTTATGGCTCAAACAAATCAAAGCGAGATAAGAGAGTTGTTACCATTAGTAGAAAGAGTTGAAGCGTTGATTCGTAATTTCGTTACCCCATCTGGTGATATTATTATAACGGATAGCATGAAAGAAATGACAGTTGATATTGCTGAAATAAAGAAAGATATCGAATATATGAGAGCTCGATTATGGCCTGCAGAAGGAACATTTTAATAAAATAGTTTAATATAAATATCTACATATTTATCTTCCCATTGTCTTGCTTGTATCTCTAAAGGATTTTTATAATATTTATCATTACATTCTGATGCATCTTTATCACTATAATCTAACTTTGACTCTTTAATACCATCTAAGTTATCTTGAGCAAAATGACATAGTTCATGAAAATAGGAACCTAAGTACCATTTCCTCTTTTCTAATACGGAACGTTTAGTAGTTATTCTTCCTATTTCCATTGTATCATCACCAAAATAGTAACCTGAGGTATTACATTCTATCATTTTTATACCTAGATCATAATACCAATCCTTTCTAGTTCCTTTATATTCATTTAAAATAAAGTTAGTAAACCGTTCTAGTTCCTTTAAATTAACATTTACAGTTTTAAA